CCCGTTGGACCTTGATTACCAACAATGTTAGAAGCTGTCTGACCATATATTTGTCCATATGTTGTATTTGCATCAGGCCCTAAATTTAATTTACCTAATTGGCTTGGCGTTATTGAACCCGTTTCTGGTAATTGACTTATTGGTGATGCTGTATCCCAATATGATGGATTAGAAATAATAGATTGTCTTGTAGCATCTGTTGCAACATTGGCTGCCCCTTGATTCATAGCTGATTGAGTTTCAGGTGATAAACTAGTCGCTGGAGCTTCTCCACCATATGCGCCAGCAGCATATCCACCTAAGCCACCCATCAACGCAGATTGTAAAGGATCTTTACCGGTTATTGTTCCAGCAGCGCCACCTAATGCAGCACCAGCTAAACCTGTTCCAAGTGCACTACCGACACCTAATTCTTCCATAAAAACAGGCGCAAGTTCAGGCGCGGCAACACCAGCTGCGATCATTAAACCTGTATCAAGTAAGTTACTATTATTGCCTGACATAAATTTCCTTAAATTATTTAAATTTTACTATTTATACAGCCGTTCCGCTACTGTTTACCCATTTTGACCCATCCCACCATATTGGATATCCAAGCGTGGTATCAAAAAATACTTGCCCCGTTAACAAATTCTTGGTCGGGCGCTGAGGTGTGCTTCCATAATTAGGCGTAGAAATAGCATAAGAGAAGTTATTTAACTGGTTAAAATACAATCTTAACTGGCTCAATACCTGATTATCATGTTCAGCATTATATTCCGTAGGTGCAACAGGCAAGTTTGGTGGTGCTGGATTTAATGGAATCCCGTTATATTGTTTAACATTAAGATTCGTCATCTTCTACCATCACTTCTTACATCATATCTTGGAGTGCCTAATTGCCAAGCAACACCTAAACTATTAGAACTAATCTTAAATGCCATTTGACGGCCTCTTAACCTTGTATAAACCTGTCCTGTAAACTGGTTTACTGTATACTCTGGTGCAGCAGAAAAGTCATTTCCGCTCGTTACCTGTTGGTTATCCGCGGCTGTGTATAATGTTCCAGAATTCTGGCGTGGAACTAAAGTAATATTAACGTACGGATCATTTACAGTTGAGCCGTTAAAGTTTACATCTGGCAACATCCTCCACACAAATCCAAAATGCTGACCAGCATCACTTGGATTAACCTCTACATCTGATGATTGTATGTAAGCATTAATTGGTACAGCCGTTCCTGTTGATACATCGTCATTTCCATTTTCATGCAACAACAACCGACTATTATAGTCAGCAGCAATAGGATATACCTTAACAGGTGAACTTAGCCAAGCAGTTCTAGCAAGCTGTCCATAATACCAAACATTATCTAAATAGTTATAAACCACATACCGATTAATTGTAGTTGAATTAGCAGAACAGTAATACCACCATACTTCATTAAATGCCTCATTAGATCCAGAAAATATTTGGAATGACTGTTGCATATTAATATCATCAAAAATATATTGTTTTAATGCACAAGGTAGTGTTTGTACTATACCTGTATATGTATAGAACTTACCATTACCCATCCAATATGTAATATTATTTATAGTTATCATGGAGTTAGGAGAAAGTATCGAAATATTATCCATTAATAATTGGAATCCCCAAACATATGGAGTTCCAATATATTGCATAGAATAAATAGAAGTATCTGTCCACACCAATATCTCTTGACGCGTTGCTCTTGCACCAACAATATAAGATCCGTTTGATAATGCAAATTCACCGGCCTGATTCGTTAATGCTGGTACCCATTGATATGGATTAGCCTGATCCGACCATCTAACCAATAAAGGATTAAATGTCGTATTTGGAGTATTGGGTTGATATGGATTAGATCCAAAAGTAATAATAAACTCTTGAATTGCAGAAGAAATCACCTGATTGGTTGCATTAGGAATAAATGAGCCAGCATAAGAATAAGAATACGAACCTGAACTTGCACTTGTGGTTGCATTTGATATAGGTACTGATGTAGACCCCGTAGAATAAGCACTTGTGATATATGTTCCAGCAGGAATACCTGTGCCAGTTATATACATAAATGGATAAATAAATGCTGCATTCGTGGCAGAAACTGTAATTGTAGTTACACCAGAACTAAAAGTAGAATTATCTGTTAACGCCTGAGCATAATTTGCTAATGTCTGTAATGATTGCGCCCTAGTTCCGAGTGCAGCTATAACACCATTTGTATAATATCCACTTGCTTGCCAATAATATAAGGATCCACCACGCGGTGCTATTACCAAATCCTGCCCGTAATTATCATTAGTCCATAAGCGAAGTTGAGATGAAATACCTGTTGCATAAGGTAATCCCCATCCACCAGCACCCCAAGGACTTGATCCCCAGCCGTTTGCTGTATTTGCTATATTTAAACCAATCGGGTATTCATATTGTACAGAAACTGTTCCACCGCCCGTAGCACTAGAGGTTGCCGTTGTTGCCGCTGTAATTTTATATTGTGTTGAACTTACAATACTAGTAACTGTATACTCACCACTAATTAAAATGCCACCAACCGATGAAGCACCAGAATAAATAATATAATCGCCAATATTTGGGCTATAGTTGGAATCTGTTACTGTTACAAGTTTTGAACCACTTACTGTTGTAAATGGATTGGTTAATGTATCAGAATAAACAATAGGTGTTATATCGTTATAATATCCACCTTGTTCTACATAATATTTTAAATTCGTGCCTAATCCTAAAAGACTAGCGCCCGCTAATGTCGTCCAACTCCATAAAGATCTACAGATTCCTTGAAATTGAAGTGCAGAATATTGTATCCAACCACCAATTTTTTCTGCAAGACCAGACCTAAATCTTACAAAATTGCCGTCATACCATCCTCCTGTATTGGAATAAATCGTGCCTTCACGATACATTCCCGGACGTAACAGAAGTTTTGCTAAAGGCATTTACGCCACCATGCGAATAGCGTTTAATTCTACTCTTGAAACTCTATTTAACCAGCCTTTTTCATAAGTTGGATTATGCAAACCTTTGTAAAATTTTTCTTTTTCATCTGTATATCTTTCAATAACTTGCTTTACTGGAATTGCATGAATTGCAGATATAGTCATAGGACCCATAGCACCATCCGCAGTTACACCCACAGCACTTTGTAATAGCTTTATTGCTCTACCAGTACCAGCATTAACTGCAAAATCAAATGCCATATAATCAATCGGCGTAGGCAATTCATCGCCATGTACTACATCCCAATATTTACGCTTATAAAAAGGTGTAACTTGTTCCGCTGTTAAAGCCTTCATATCATTCCAAGTAACTGGATGTCCAACAAAAGCTTCCCAATTAGCCTGAGTTACACCAAGATTGGTTGAGCCAGCGCGGCCGTCAGGTAAATGGTTGCCGGCATCTGTGGTTTGTGTTTCAAAACCACCTTCGTCTTTTAATACTAATTCTAGGGAATTTTTAAAATTATCAATCATTTTAGTGGAGTAGAGTTATGTAACATTTCAGATTGTTTTTCAGAATGGGATGAACTACCAAAGTAAAAACTTACTATTGCTGTCCAAGCAGTTCCAAGTGAACCTAACATAAGAAGCAAAGCATCGGATTTTGTAACATTATCAGTCATTAAACCTACCAAAATACCAAAAAAACCAATAGTTACACCGATTGCTAATATTGCTGGAATAGATGACTTTGTTGCTGTCTGCATGTCTCTAGCAGATTTACGATCATCTACAGCTAATTGTTCAAAATTTAAACCTAATTCTTGTGCTTTTGCTTTTAATGCAATCTCAGCTTGTTGAATCGCTGCAACTTGATCGCCCGTTAATTTATTTGTTTCTACTGTCTTTTGAATATCATCGCTATTCATACCTAATGCAGATTCAAGAGCAGAAACAGCCATACCAGCTACAGGACTTCCTAAACACGTTGCTACAGTCGGCGCTAATTTTTCAATAGTATCTAACCAACTCATATCAATCCTTTAATAGAATAATTAACATCATACAAATTAATGCAAACATTGTCCACCATTTAAACAGTTCATCATCCACGGACTATATCTTTCTTGGTTCGGACTATTACTTTATGTTCTTTGTCAAATTTTGGTTTAGGTAATTTTACTTTTTCTAGTTCTTTAATCTCAAAATGTAAATAAATTACATACGACCAAATAGCCAACTCAAATAAAAATACAACAAACCAATACTTAACCCAGCTCATACAAGATTAAAATAAAACAACAAACTAGTAATAATAAAAGCAGCAAACCAACAATAAAACTGCACTCGCCTTACATCTTCAAGTTTATGCCCGTAATACTTCTTACTTTCTTGATGTTCTTTCTCAACTACTGCTTTTAATTCTAAAACTTTAGCCCACTCTTTGGCACCATACTTGGCTTTAAATTCTTTTTCCGCTTCATTCTCGGCTTGAATAATCGCACTCTGATTCTGATATTCTTGGATCGCCCGATATATCATCGAGTTCTCCATCGCTTCTTCGTGAACCTTGTGCTTCTTTCGTGCTTCTAATTCTTGTAGCGCAACTTCTGTTCCATCACGCTGTATATTCTCAATACTTTTAGTAAGTTTTTTACCAGCCTCACGACTTTGTTCAAGGCTATCAGCTAAAGACTTTGCCCCTTCGGCAATCGGATTTATGTCTGGCATTCACTATTATTCCTTTAAGGGGGCGAACCCCCTACCTTTACTGCACTATTTCCGGCGCTGCTTCTTTAGGTGCTTCTAAAGATTGCTTAAGCATATTAACAAAAGCTTGTTTACCAACATTGAGTTGATCTAAATTAAACTGAGATGATGCCAGTTTTCTGTTTAAATCTTCAATATGGTTAACCATCATCTGTTGCTCAACAGTCATATCATCATACAAATACTCTACATCATCGATTGTTATGGCGGGCTTTTTTGTGTTTTCGCTCATAATTTTCTCCTATAAATTGCCACCAAAAAGGGCTGATGGCTTACCCTAAAATTAAGCTGACCAAGGCAAAGGTTGTGCTGATGGTGTAACAGGAGGGTTTACGATGCTGTTAATTTGTCCATCCACATTTGCTTCTAAGTTAGATACACCTTGTGGTGTTAATACTGCTTGCACCCAACCAAGCACTACTGACTCAGTAAGTTGATTGTAAGGTATGAAGTCAGGGTTTGTATCTTCAACAGTCAATGCTACATTGTAGCCAATAGATGCTGTTACAGGTGGTGTTGCACCATTTGAACCTGTCAGTTGCCCATTTACTAAAACGACATAATTAGGCTGATTTGGCACATTAGGTAATGTGCTCATTGATGTTACACTCCATGTATATGTATTGCTCATTTAATTCTCCTTAAGGATGGTTTGCTTTGTATGCGTCAAATTCTGCTTTAAGTTCTTGAATTGCTTTAAGAAGGACTACTGTTAATCTTTCATATTGGAATCCTTCTACTTCACCATTAGCACCATAAGTTACTAATTCTTTAATTCCTGCTTGATCTACTTCATCGGCAATGATACCAATATGGTCTTTAGTTTGGTCATCACCTTCAC